AGTAGCGGGCTCCCTCCCGGCGTTCGGTTCCCCATCACACTCACAAGGATCTTTATGCAAGTGGCCATGTCGTTGTTTTCACTGGTCGTCAAGGCGCTGTTGTTGGCGCGGACGTATTGGCCGGTTGTCACGGTCGTGATCGCGTTCATCGCGAAGCTCGCGTCCGGAGACACGTCGGGCCTTCCCGAGGCGCTTTCGGCGATCGTCGCGGCCATCGCGGCGGTTCGGAGCGGCGGGCGGGCCGAGAAGGCCGAGAAGGCGTCGATGAACGCCCAGGCCGTAGCGCTCGGCGCGGCCGCCGTGAACGGACCCGAAGGCGTTCGCGTGCCGCATCCTTCGCTGTTCAAGGGCCTGGTGCTCAGCGTCGAACACGTCGAACACTTTGATGAGGAGCCCATCCGCGACGGGGAGACTCGGGAGTCGCCGCGTCCACATCCCCCGCTCGGCGTTTACCGCCCTCCCTTCCCGGACGACCCTCCGAGAGCCGCCTAAGTCCCTCCGTTCCCGGTCCCGCCGCTCGGTTTTCACCCCTTTTCGAGTCCCCACCCGAGTCCCACATGGCCAAGTTTTCCGATCTCGCCGTCTCGGCGATGTCCGCTTTTGAGTCCGTCGCCCAGGCCGAATACGAGCTGGAGCAGGCCCGCGAGAGGGCCGAGAAGTCGGCCGACGCCGTGAAGTCGGCGCTGGAGGCCGGCGGCGGGAAGGTCGCCCTGGTCAACTTCGACGGCGATGTTTCGGTCTACAAGCTGGACGCCGACGGCGTCGGCTACAAGGTCGAGACGATCCGCGGGGACTTCGACGTCCCCGAGCCCGATGAGGGCGAGCCCACGGCGCCCGTCGAGCCCGAGGGGCCGAACGAGCCCGGCCCGGATCCGATTCCGGCGTGGCTGACCGATCCGTTGTACTCGCCGATCGACGAATTCGCGGTTTCCTGATTCGGCGTCGATTCGGGGCCTGGTTTGAGGTTTGAGCCCGGCATCGCGTTGGGGCGCCGGGTTGGTTGAGGAGTGGTGGAATGTCATCGAAGTTCAGGATTCTTGAGGGTGATTACCTTGGTGGAGGCGTCGTGCTGACGGCTCCCGTGCAGTTCTTCTCCGGCGCGATTCGCGCCGATGACGGCGATGGCTGGGTCTACAAGGCCCGCCTCACTCACGATGAAGCCGAGAGACTGGCCAAGGATCTGGCCTCGGCTGGTTTCGGCCCGGGGACGGAGCCCGAGCCCGAGCCCGAGAAGCCCAAGGGAATCGGCGACATGTCGGAGCTGGAGTATCTCCGGTCGCTGGTGTTTGAACTGAGCAAGAAGTAAGAGCCCGCCGAAGCGTTCACTCGCGGAGGGAAGATCATGGACGGCCAGGGCGAGCGCGAGCTTCGGTGGATTCGCGTCGTCGACCGCCTTCCGGCGAACCGCGAGCGCGTGGTTTGGCTGGTTCGCGAATCCCCGTCCGAGGACGTTGGCCGCGTCGCCAAGGCCGGCCGGTTCTTCTCATTCTGGTTTGGCGGTCCGTGTTTTCGGACGGATGAGGCGATCGCTTGCCGCGAGGAATGTTTCCCGCCGAATCGAGTCACTCACTGGCTTCCGTTGCCCAAGATTCCCCTCACATGAACACCAACTCCCCCTACGTCTGTTTCGGCTCGTCGCTCGCCTTCTCCGCCAAGACGGTCTGGGCTTCGGTTCAGGCCCCGTCGGTTGAGTCGCTCTTGCCGATGGCCGGCGCGGTGATCTCGACGGCCGTGGGCATCTACCTGGCCAACCGGATGAGGGTCCAAAGGGACAACTTGGATCGCCTCCGAGAAGAGCGGGAGGCGAAACGGGAACAGGATCGGCTGGATCGGGAGGCGAAACGCGAACAGCGGTTTCTTGACGCCCTTGAGGAGCTGAAGTTGGCGAAGCTCAGGAACGGCGAGGATCTTGACGACGACGAGCTTCCCCAGCGGCGCAAGCATCTCTGAATCATGGCCAAGCGAATCCCCACCCATCGAACGACCCCGAAGCTCGCCCCCATCTCCAACCGAGAGTACGACCGGACCCGTCGCGATCCCGAGGCGAAGCGGTTCTACAACTCGGCCGCGTGGCGAAAGACCCGCGCGCTGAAGCTCTCCGAGTCCCCCCTCTGCGAAGTCTGCCGACAAAGCAAGCGCCTCGTCCCCGCCACCCACGTCCACCACAAGGTTGAGCTGCGAGACGACCCCTCGCTTGGGCTGGACCTCGACAACCTCCAATCCCTCTGCCACCCCTGCCACTCCCGCCACCACGCCCGCCAGTAAGCTCCGCCGCCCCCCCCGGGGGGGGGGAGGTTTTTTGCTGGGGCGCTATCGCCCAAGACCGCGGTTGGTGGCGCGCGCGCGTCGTGACGAAATTGGCGATTCGTGATTTATGTGTTGATGCGATGAGAGGACGAAAGCCCAAACCGACCGCGTTGAAGATCCTCGACGGCACCCGCGGCGACCGGATCAACCGCGACGAGCCCGCCCTGCCCAGGGCCGACATCAAGCCCCCCGATTGGCTCGACGATCTCGACGGCTACGGCGTTGAGCACTGGAACGAGCTGGCCCCGATGCTCTCGAAGGCCGGCTTGCTCACCGAGGGCGACCGTCCCGCGCTGGCCTTGCTCTGCCGTGCCCACGCCCGCCTGAGACTCGACCCCCTCGACGACAAGGCGAACGAGCTTTACCGCCGGATGCTCGTCGAGTTTGGTTTGACCCCTTCGAGCCGCTCGCGAATCAAGGCGACCACCGAAAAGCCCAAGGACGCCCTGGCCGAGTTCCTCGCCGCCGCCCGCCGGAAGAAGTCCTCTTGAATCCCGTCCCCGACCACTGGATCCGCAACCCCTCCGACCACCTCGCGATCGAGCAAGGCTGTTGGTTCGACGAGGAGGCCGGCGAGCTGGTCATCCAGTTCATCGAAACCTTCTGCGTGCAGTCGAAGGGCAAGTGGGGCAAGAAGCCCCTAACCCTGCTTGACTGGCAGAAGGATTTCCTGATGCGTCTCTTCGGCTGGAAGCGGGCCGACGGGACGCGCCGGTTCCGTAGGTTTTATCTCGAAGTCGCCAAGAAGAACGGCAAGTCGACGTTGATTTCCGCCCTCCTGCTCGTGTTCGTGCTGCTCGACGGCGAGGCCTCTCCCGAGGTCTACTGCAACGCCGTCGACCGCCAGCAAGCGTCGATCCTCTTCAACGAAGCCGTGGAGATGATTAAGGCTTCGCCGGCGCTCTCCAGCCGGTTCAAAATCGTCGAGTCGAAGAAGCGGATCGTCCACCCCGAGTCCAACGGCGTGATCGTCGCCAACTCGGCCGACGTCGCCTCGAAGGACGGCGTCAACGCCTCCCACGTCCTCTTCGACGAGCTGCACCGCCAGAAGGACCGCGGGCTCTGGGAGGTGATGGAATACGCCGGCGCCTCGCGTGAACAGCCGTTGATGGGCTCCATCACCACGGCCGGCGAGGCGTGTGAGGGCGTCTGGTTCGAACAGCGGGAAATCTCCGAACGGATCAACAACGGCGCCGACGAAACGAAGAACATCGACCACCTCGGCGTCGTCTATCGGGCCCTCGAATCCGACGACATCGACGATCCCGAGACCTGGCGCAAGGCCAACCCCTCCCTCGGCGTGACGATCAACGAGGAGGTCTTCGCCCGCGAGCTGGCCGAGGCCAAGGAGGTCCCCGCCAAGCTCGCCAACTTCAAGCGGCTGCGTTTGAACATCGTCGCCCAGGGCGACACCGCCTTCGTCCACATCGAGCGCTGGGACGCCTGCGCCGCTCCCCCCGTCTTCGCCAAGGACGATCCGATCTGGGCGGGCCTCGACCTCTCAAGCATCAACGACCTCTCCGCCCTGGTCTGGATCGCCGGAGACGAAAACGAGGGCTTCGACGTCGACGCAAGGTTTTGGCTCCCCGAGGATGAAATCGTTCTGCTTGAGCAAAAGCACAAGGTCCCCTATCGCGAGTGGGCCAACATGGGGCTCCTCACGCTCACCCCGGGCAACGTGATCGACTACGCCTGGATCCGGGCCGAGATCAACGTCATCGCCGCCGAGAACGACCTTCAGAAGCTCCTCGTCGACCCCTACAACGCCACCAAGCTCGCCGGCGAGCTGAAGGAGCAGGACGGACTCCCCGTCGAATACCTCCGCCAAGGCTTCCTCTCCCTCTCCGCTCCCACCAAGTCCCTGCTTCGCTTGATCCTCTCCGGACGCCTCCGACACGGCGGCAACCCCATCCTCCGCTGGTGCGTTGGAAACGCCGTCGCCGAACAGGACGCGACCGGGGGAATCAAGCTCAGCAAGAAGAAGAGCCGGAGCAAGATCGACGGCGCCGCCGCCCTGGTCAACGCGATCGCCGCGGCCACCACCGGCGACGACGACAACGGCCAATCCGTCTACAGCACCGAGCGCTTGCTCCTCCTCTGATCGAGCCCCCATGACCCCCTGGGAAACCCACACAATCGACGCCTCTCCGCCCCCCGCCGAAGACCGGCACATCCTGGGCGAGGAGATGTTCTGGACGCCCTCCGCCGGCACGGCCGGGATGGTCGTCACCGAGCGGACGGCGATCACGTTCCCGGCCCTGCTGGCGGTCATCAACGTCTTGGCCACCGACGTCGCCGCCTTGCCTTGCCGCGTCTACCGCCGTCGAGACGGCGGCGGTCGCGACTTGGCCGCCGATCACCCCGTCGACGACCTCCTGAACGTCTCGCCGGACGGCGAAACCACGGCCATCAACTGGCGCCAAGCCCTGATGGTCCACGCGCTCCTCTACGGCAACGGTTACGCCGAAGTCCAACGAAGGGGCCGGGGCACACCCGCCGCGCTCCACCTGCTGGATCCCGAGACCACCTCGGCCGATCGCGACCGCAAGACCCGCAAGCTCCGCTACACGATCGACGGCGGCAAGACCCTCGACGCCGAGAACGTCTTCCACCTCGCGGGGGTCGGTTTCGACGGAGTTTCCGGATTTAACTTCGTCAAGCTCATCAAACAAGCGATCGGCGTCGGCTTGGCCGCGGAGACCTTCCAGGGCGACTTCTTCGCCAACGGCTCCGACCCCGGCGGCGTGATCGAACTCGCCCACAAGCTCGATCTCGCCAAGCGCCAGGAACTCGCCGCGGATTGGGAGCGACGGCACCAGGGCCCCGGCAAGCGCAAGCGAACGGCCGTCTTGGAGCAAGGGGCCAAATACAACCCGATCTCCGTCGACCCCGACAAGTCGCAGCTCCTGGAAAGCCGCAAGCACCAGGTCCTCGAAGTCGCCCGCCCCTGGCGCGTCCCCCCTCACAAGGTCGGCGACTATTCCCAAGCCCACTTGGCCAACCTCGAAGCGTCGAACCAAGACTACCTCAACACGGCCCTGATGCCCTGGCTGATCGCCTTCGAGCAACAGGCCCTTCTCAAGCTCCTGTTGCCCGCCGAGCGACGCGCCGGCGTCTACGTCGAGCACACCGTCGCCGCCCTCCTTCGAGGCGACCTCAAGAGCCGCTACGAAGCCTACGGCATGGCCCTCCGCGACGGCTGGATGAACCGCGATCAAGTTTGCGCGATGGAAAACCTCTCCCCCATCGGCAAAGAAGCCGGCGGCCACAAGCACACGGTCCAACTCAACCTCACCACCCTCGAAAAAGTCGGCGACGACCCAGCCCCCGAGCCCGTCCCCGTCGAGCCCGACTAGGAGCCCACCGAGGAGCCCTCCCATCTCACCTCCGAAGATCCCGACAACCCGCCAGTCTGAAATCCGAGCGCTCTCGGACGCGGACCTGGGCGTCCAGCAGGTCGACGGCAAGCCCCGAATCGTCGGCTACGCGGCCGTCTTCAACTCGCTCTCCGAGGACCTCGGCGGCTTCCGCGAGATCATCCGTCCCGGCGCGTTCACCAACTGCCTCCCCGGGGCCGACGTCCTCGCCGTCGTCGCGCACGACCGGACCAAGATCCTCGGCCGAACCACGTCGGGAACCCTGCAACTGGCCGAGGATGACCACGGCCTCCGCTTCGAGATCAACCCGCCCAACACGACCACCGCCGCCGACATCCTCGAATCGATCGGCCGCGGCGACGTCGACGGGTGTTCGTTCCGGTTCTACATGTTCGAGGACATCGACCTCGGCCAAAGCTGGGAATACAAGGCCTCGGGCATCGTCCGCGAGATTACCGAAATCGCTCGAATCGCCGACGTGACCATCACCGCCGATCCCGCCTACAAGGGCACCGAAGTCTCCCTCCGCTCCCTCGACCACTGCCGCGGCCTTCAGCGCCAACGCGACGCCTGGGCGACCAAAGCCCACTTCGCCCTCCGACTCGCCGAAGCCGACTAGCTCGGCTCCCTTCTCCACGTCCCTCCCATCCAGGAATCCCATTCCATGTCCATGACGTCCGTTGAACTCCGCGAGAAGCGAGCCCAGTTGATCGCCCAGGCTCGCGCCAAGCACACCGAGGCCGAGGCCCGCGAAGGAGGCCCGACCGCCGAGGACCGGCAAGCGTTCGACGCCCTGATGAACGAGGCCGCGAAGCTCAAAGAGCGCTACGAGCGGGTTGAGCGCCTCGAAGCCGAGGAGCGCGATCTCGAAACCCCCGAGGATCGAGTCTCCCCGCCGATCCACGACAACGGCGGCCGCAAGGGCGCCGTCCGCACCGTCGCCGAATACCGGTCCACCCCCGAATACCGGGCCGTCTTCTCGGATTACCTGGTCTCCGGGCGCGTCGCCTACGAGAAGATCCCGGCCGAGTTCCGCGACACGATCCTCGGCACCGACGCCAAGGGCGGATACCTGAGCACGCCGGTCCAACTGGCCAACGAACTCGTCAAGCAAGTCGACGACGCCGTCTTCGTCCGCCCGCTCGCTCGGAAGTTCACCCTGGTCGAGGCCAAGGCCCTGGGCGTCCCTCAGCTCAGCGCCCGGATGGCCGACGCCAACTGGACCACGGAGGTCGCGGCCGTCACCGAGGACGAGACCCAGGCGTTCACCCGCCGCGACCTCGCGCCCACCCTGCTCTCGAAGCTCGCGAAGGTGTCGATCCGGTCCCTCTACGGCGCCAAGAACGTCGAGCAGCTCATCCTCGACGAACTCGCCTACAAGAACGCCATCACCGAGGAGAAGGCGTTCATGACCGGAACGGGAAGCGGCCAACCGCTCGGGATCTTCACCGCGTCGGCCAGCGGCGTGCCGACCGCCCGAGACGTCGCCACCGGCAACACGGCCACGGCGATCGGGCCCGACAACCTCATCGCCATGAAATACGCGCTCAAGGCCGGCTACCGAAACGATCCAACCTGCCGCTGGATCTGGTCGCGCGCGGCCGTCGAGCGAATCATGAGCCTCAAGGACGCCGAGGACCGCTACCTCTGGCAGCCCTCGCTTCAGGCGGGCCAGCCCGACCGGCTCCTGAACATCCCGGTCGCCGAAAGCGAATACGCGCCCGCCACCTTCACCACCGGCCTCTACGTCGGCGCGATCGGGGCCCTCCGCTACTTCTGGATCGCCGAGGTCGCGGACCTGCAAATCCAGCGGCTCGTCGAGCGCTACGCCGACACGAACGAGATCGGCTTCATCTCCCGCCGGTTCGTCGACGGCTCCCCCGTCCTCGGCGAGGCCTTCGTCCGCTCGAAGCTCGCCTAACGGCCGTCCCGTTCCCCGCCCCTCGTCTCCCGTCTCCTCACCCCTCCAAAAGGGATCGCCCGCCGTGCTCGTTCGAATGCTCACCATCATGGCCGGCCCCGGCGTTCACCTCGACGCCGGGGCCGCGGCCGACCTCCCCGCCGCCGAGGCCCGCGCGCTGATCGCCGGCGGCTACGCCGTCGCCCTCGGCAACCCCGAGCCGGAGCCCGAGCCGGAGCCGGAACCGGAGCCCGAGCCGGAACCGGAGCCCGAGCCGGAGCCGGAACCGGAGCCCACCCCCAAGCCCAGGAAGTCCAAGGGCAAGTAACCGATGCTCCCCAAGGTCCTCACGCCGCCGGCCGTCGAGCCGATCACGCTCGACGAGGCCAAACTCCACTTGCGCGTGGATTACGACGACGACGACGCCTTGATTGCCAGGCTCATCGGGTCGGCGCGCGAGGCGGCCGAGTCGGAACTCTCGCGGACGCTGATCGAGACGACGTTCGAGCTGGTGATGGACGCCTTTCCGCGTTGCCAACTCGGCGTGACGGACCCCGGGCCGATCATCCGAATCCTCAACCCGCCGCTCCTCGCCGTCGAGTCCATCACCCACCTCGACCACGCCGGCGAGGAGCAAACCCTCGACCCATCAACCTACACGGTTGAATCCGGAACCCCAGGCTGGATCTTCCCGGCCTTTGGCAAGATCTGGCCGAGCGTCCCCCGCCATCCGGGGGCGGTCCGGATCCGCTACAAGGCCGGCTACGGGCCCGAGGCGGGCGACGTCCCCGACTGCGTGAAAACCTGGATGCTGCTCTTGGTCGGCGCGAATTATGAGAACCGGGAATCCGTGGTCGCCGGCGTCTCCATCACCGAGCTGCCCGGCCTGGATTCGATCCTCGACCCCGCGCGCTGGGGAGGCTACTGATGCGGGCCGGGGGCATGCGCGACCGGCTTGAGCTGCAAGAGCCCGTCTCCTCCGTCGATTCGTTCGGCCAGGAGGTCGACGGCTGGGCCACCCTGGCCACCTTCTGGGCCCGCGTTCGGCCGATCAAGGGCCAAGAACTCCTCAACGTCAAGCAGCAACAAGCCCAACTCACCCACGTCGTCACGTTCCGATTCCAGGGGCCAAACGTTCGCCCCCTCCCCGCCATGCGGCTCCGCAACGCCCGAAGCGGCCGAATCCTCCACATCGAATCCGTGGTCAACGTCAACGAACTCGGCTTTATGTACGAATGCCAGTGCGTTGAGCGGATCGAAAACGAATAGCCCATGCTCACGGACCGACTCCTGAAACGCATCGACCGCGCCGCCCGACAGGCCCGAGGCCCGTCCGCCGACGTGGACGACTTGTACCAAACCGGCTGTCTGGCCGTTTTGGAGCACCTTCGGGACCACGAGGGGGAGCCCCCGTCCGAGGACCTGCTCGCCACCATCGCCTGGCGCCGGATGCGGTCGCTGATTCGTTCCGAGAAGCGCCACGCGGGGCGGGTCGAGGGCTTCGAGCTGTTCGACGTCTTCCCCGACGACGCCCAGGCCGACGTCGACGCCCGGCTCGACGCGGCCGAGGCCCTCGACAAGCTCGACGCGACGAAGCGGCGCTGGATCGAGGCGCGGTTGCGCGAGGGCCTGTCGATCAAGGAACTCGCCCCCCGCTTCGGCATCGCCCACGCGACGGGTCAGACCTGGAATCACAAGATCTACAAGGCGCTGCGCCCGGGGCTCGAATCCGGCTACGGAGCGGCCGAGAACCGCGAGCGTTCGAAGCGGGAAGAGAATCGCGTCGACGAACGGAGCAACCGTCACCTGCTCGCGCGGACGGTTCACCGCAAACCGGAATTTTAACGTGTTGAATCCCGTGCATCCGTTTGGCGCCATCCGCCTCCTCGGCGAGGCGCCCGAACAAGCAAACGAAACGAGGCGCGATTTGCCCGACTATTCCCAAGCGGTTTTGGCTTATGAGATGGGCGTGCCCATCGGCGCGGCGATCCGGAAGATGAGCGTCTCGAACACCGGCGAGGCGACCGTGCTCGGCTGGTGGGATTACGAGCGCGAGACCTGGGCCGCCGACTTCGACGCGGCGAGGCATTTGATGCCGGCTCAGAGGCCCGCCGCCGGCCCCAGCCACTTCGACTGGAAAACCCAGTTGATCCCCGTCCCCTACAAGCCCTTCTCCGATCCGAGCGTCATCCTGACCATCTATCTCCTCGACGAGGCCGGCTCGCCAACCGACGTTTTCCTCTCGCTCTCGCGCGCGGAGGTCGGGGCGAAGGCCAACCTGAGCACCTGACGCCCGCCACCATGTACATCCACAAAAACAACGCCGTGGCCAAGGTCGCGGCGAGGCGTCTCCCGGGCGAGGCCCACCTCGAGCTGGACGACGCCTCGCCCTTCGGCGACCCCGACCCCACTCCGGACGCCCCGTTGCGGGTGAGCGCCTTCCGGAACCGGCGCCCCCTCGGG